AGTCAATCATTTAATAAGGTACCAAAAGTTAAATATACCTCAAAATTATGTATCTCAGTGTTAATTTTGGTTAATAACTCTTGGTGTTGTCGTGTTTGACGCCCATGTCTGCGGCAGTTAATTTCTTCTTTGCCCAACTCTTTAACCATATTACCAATATTATTACTTATTTGTAACATCTCTGGACTATAACGTCCTAGACGTTTAGCACGATTGTCTAATAGGATGGATAACGGATCCCAATCTAAACTTGTAGTAATTTCAGCCATAATACAGTATAACACATTTTGACTAGCGTGTCAATGTCGATAAATACTAGATAATAGGATTAACTAATGCCACGTTTAAGTTTATATCGCCCAGAAAAGGGCAACGATTACAAGTTCTTTGACCAACGCATGAGTGAGATGTTCACTGTGGGCGGAGTTGATGTTAATATCCACAAATACTTAGGTCCTGTTGACCAAGCATTTACCAGTAACACTGAGCCAGGTACCACTGGCATTACTGCTATCCAAGATTTATTATTTTTAGAAAACCGTGATCGTAAGTATGATACTAGCATTTACACAATGCGAACTATCTATCGTATTAACGATAACGACTTTGATCTACAACAATTTGGCTTGTTCTTAACTGGCGACACTATGTTTGCTGTGTTCCATTTAAATGATATGATTGATACCATTGGTCGTAAGATCATGGTTGGTGATGTTATGGAACTACCAAATTTAAAAGACTATTACCCACTGGATGACACTGTACCTACAGTGCTTAAACGTTATTATGTAGTCAACGATGCTACACGTGCCGCAGAAGGATTTGCTCCAACTTGGTATCCGCACTTATGGCGTGTGAAACTACAACCGCTAGTAGACAGCCAAGAATACAAAGACATTCTTAATAATATTGCCGCTGGTGATACTAATGGTGACGGTATTATTGACAGCAACGATACCCCACTAAGTCAAGTTATCAGCAATTATAACAAGTATATTAACGTCAATGATGCTATTGTTGCTCGTGCCGAATCTGATGTTCCTGCTAGCGGCTACGACACTACCGCTATCTATACATTGCCGGAAGAAAACAATCATCCGGGTTCGCCATTAGGACTTGACGCAAGTGATGCCAGTGAGGATGCTTCCGAAGGAAATACCGATGCTACTTCTACTGTTGCAACATCAACAAGAAAAGTAGAAGGTTATTTAACAGCAGACGCTTTACCGCCAAATGGTAGTACAGTGGCGGCTGGCATCGCTTTTCCGTATGGGCCTACTGCGGGTGATTATTATCTAAGATTAGATTATAAACCCAATCGATTATTCCGTTACGATGGTCGTCGTTGGGTTAAAGTAGAGGATGGTGTGAGAACAAACTTAACCCCAGGTGCTGAAAATGCCACACAACGTAGTAGCTTTGTCAATGACCAAAATAAATTTATGAGTAACTCAGTGGTATGGGACGCAATTCGTGTTAGTACTTCATATACTCCTGCTGCCAATGCAGCAACAAGATCATTTACATTAAGTAGTACTTCACCATATGGTACTGTTGTTACTAAAACTCCATATGTTAGTACCTACGGTGTAAGAACTTATTTAAATGGCACCCTTATTGAAAATACAAAAGCAAATACCAGTGGTAATATTTCATTCACTGTCACTACTGTTTTGGCAGTAAACGATGTGTTAGAATATACTGTATACAGACATGTAATCAATGAACGACAAAGCCTGAGCCAGGCTCTAAGACCAACGGCGGATAACATATAATGGCAGCTTTACAACAATTTTTTTACGATGCTCAGATAGAGCGTTTCCTTGCTCAATTTATTCGTATGGTAAGCGGTTTCCAAGTTGAGTTTGGTGCTGATCGAGATGGTAATAAAACTCTACAGCGTGTTCCTGTTTACTATGGCGATGGTAGTCGACAAGTTGCGGCTATACTCAGCAACATGAGCGAAAATGCTATGCCTACTGTGCCAGCAATGTCAGTTTATATCAATGGTATTACCTATGATCGAGATCGTGTACAAGAACCTAACTTTGTAGGTAAAATGAGTATTCGTCAACGTGCTTATAATGAAGTTACACAAGAATTTGAGCCTCGTCAAGGTAATGCTTTTACTGTTGAACGTATGATGCCAGTACCATATACTATAGAATTAAAATTAGATATATGGACCAGCAACACTAAACAAAAATTACAATTATTAGAACAATTAATTGTTTTATTTAATCCAGCATTAGAAATACAAAGTACAGACAATTATATTGACTGGACTAGTTTAAGTGTTGTATATTTAGAAAGTCCAAGTTGGAGTTCACGCAGTGTGCCAATTGGAACCAATGACCCAATTGATGTTGCTACTTTAACATTTAAATTACCTGTATGGATTAGTCCGCCTGCTAAGGTTAAAAAATTAGGCGTTATTCAAAAAATTATTGCCAGCATTCATAACAGTGAAGGCAATTTAAGTGATGACGTATATGACGATACTAATTTAATGGGTGCTAGACAATATTTTACTCCATTACAATATTCTGTATTACTAATTGGCAATACCTTAACATTGTTAAAAGTAGAGGACATAGAAGATCCTCGTGAACCAAACATTACAACCGATAAACCAGTCGAAACTGCTTCTACTAAAGTTGGCACACGTGATGTTTGGAGAAATTTAATTAATCTTTATGGGTCATTGAATGACGGAGTAAGTCAGATTAGATTATCAAACAACAATAATATTACAGAAGTAGTTGGTACAGTTAGTTATCACCCAACCGACGACAGTTTATTAATTTTTAATGCTGACGTAGATACCTATCCAACTAATACGTTATCAAATATTAACGCTATCATTGATCCTAGAAGGGTTACTGTTGATACTAGTATAACAAATCCTAGTAGTGGAACAAGATATCTGATTTTACATGATATTGGCAGCCATCTTACTCCAGCTGGGTTAGATCCTATAGCCTGGAGAGGTACTGATGGTGTTCCGCTAGTTGCCCATGCGAACGATATTATTCAATGGAACGGCAGTCACTGGAGTGTAATATTTGACAGTCGGACTGAAACTACTGTACAATATGTAAGTAATCTAAATACTGGAACTCAATATAAATGGAATCTCGATCAGTGGGTCAAAAGTTGGGAAGGCGAATACAAAGCCGGTCTATGGACTCTAGTCATATAGAAGGAGTTGGCACTTTTATCTATTGTGCTACTACTCAGCGTTATCTTTTCTTATTACGCAATTCAAGCAAATATTCAGGAACCTGGGGCTTAGCTGGTGGCAAGATTGATGCCGGTGAACAAGTGTTGGTATCTTTATATAGAGAACTTACAGAAGAATTAGGATTTGATTTTTCAGATACAAAAGTAATACCAATTGAAAAATTTACCAGTGATAATAATAAATTCAGTTACCATACATTTTTAATTCCGCTTAATGAAGAATTTGTTCCGGTACTCAATGATGAACATCGAGGATATTGTTGGGTTTCTTTAGAAGATTATCCAAAACCCCTACATCCAGGGGTATGGAGAACAATTAATTTTGATGCGGTAATTAAAAAAATTAAGACTTTAGAAACTATATTATAGATCAGTTTCTAAGACAAGTTGTCTGAATGAAATATGTCTAAAGTTTGGACAATGTTTAAATACTTCTGGTATTGGTGAGCGTCCTAGCATACTAACATGAATGAATTCAACATCATGATAAACAGAAAACAAATATTGACGATTAGAAATCCATTTTTCGTCGTCTACTAGATTATTTTCTACTGAATCATATCCGTTAGTACCAGCATAGACATTGTCATTTCGGCCCGGAGTATTATGTCCATCAAATCCCAACATATAAATCTTTTTATGTCCGTCGAATGCTGCGATATAAAGAGCTGTAGTTCCAGCATCAGCATACGGATCATAAGGAATTAAATAAAATTTATTTGGAAATTCTAATAGATGTATTGCGCTAGTATAAACAATATTGTCTGCAGTGAACCCACTGTTTGCTATTTCGTCAACGATACCGTTGTTACCAACAGCAATCAAAAAGTCCGGAGTATAGTCTCGATATAAAGCATTACACCCGTAGGTCTGAAGTGTGTATGCGCCTAACAAACCAGAAGGTTTTTTAAATAAATTAATATCAAAATCTAATCTACCAGGACCATTGCCTAAAACCACAGCACGATTTGATATTTGATTATTAATAATAGCATTGGGCACCGTTTCTAGTGTGTCAGCCCACATTCTATTTTCATGTTTACGTTCTGTAACTATGTCTTCGCCAGTATAGTCTTTGCGATAAACTTTATTGATGTTTAACATTATCTATCCGTTATACAATTAATGTTGTCATTACTTTAACATTGCTATTGCTTAAACTTGTGCTTGTATAATATAGTCGGCAATTACCACTGACTACGTTAGCTGTTAGTGTGCCCATTGCTGTACCATGAGAATTAATTACAGCGTATGTTGTTACACTAGCATTACTACCTTCAGCTGCCACCAATGCTTCCATCGATTCAACTTTGTCTGTGCTGTTTCTAATTTGGATAATATATTTTGCTGTACCGTATGATGATACTGACCATGTATCTAATAGCGTAGCATTACCCGCTGTTGGAATATTAACTGCTGTTTGTGTGTAGGTTATTTTATTGCCAGTATGGAAATTGAAATTACCCACTGGGTCAACTAATACACGTTGTGTAGTTGCGCTAGTACCTGTCCAAATACTTGCTCCAGCACTGTCTGCTACAAATTGGTTATATCCGTTACCACTGGCTATTTGTGATACTGATTGTGTTGTAGTTAATATTCTAGCATCAATTACGTCGCCAATTGCTGGAGCTTCAGTAAACTCTAGTGTAGTATCAGTAACTGAATATGCTAAAACTGGGAACTGCATCACACCGTTGATACTTATGATTGTAGCTGCGGTAGTAGCATTGCCTTGTAAAGTAAATGTAGTATTAACACCATCAACGTTACCAAATGCTGTATTTCCAGAATATTGACGATCACTGATAACTGTAAACACAGAACCAGTAACTTGCCATTGGCCGCCATCATAGAATTCCATAGTACCAATGGTGTTGTTATAACGCACCATACCAGCAATGTCAACGTTACCTGTATTACTTGGACGTTGGGCCGTCGATCCCACTGGCAGTAATACTGTATCGGTACTATTAAATTTAACAACAGAGCCAAGTTGCGGAGTAGTATTACTTCCGCCAAATATCAAAGCACCGTAGTTACTATCAGCATAGATCAGGCTAGTTGTTAATTTACCTTTAACTTGGAATGGATTTGATGTTTGACTATTATTAATAATAGCGCCATTTGCCACCCAAATATTTCCACCAATACCAGCACCACCAGTGACTACTAACGCACCAGTGGATGTTGATATAGCTTGTGTTGTTGAAGAAACTGTAAGAGATCTAGTAGGAGCATCAATTCTTGCCACTTCTGCAGTTGCTGATGTTGGGTCTCCAGAATAGAATCGAACATTAGCGCCAGCACCTATATTTAAGTTACCTGGGGTATCTCCGCCGCCGATAACATATAAGAAGCCGTCATATGGTTTAATTAAACCATTGGTTAATCCAGAGCTGTTAATACCAAAGTCAACATAGTATTGTGTTGTGTTACCACTATCCGCTATGGCTGCGAAACCAGTTGATACAGTATTGGCTCCTATTGTGTTGTGAGTTATCACGCGACTGTTGGCACTACAGTTAGCAACGAACTGCGCCATTGGAACAACACCTGCGCTACCAAACACTTGTCCACTTAAAATATCAATACCCATTGTTAGGTATTGACCACCTTTAATATTAAGATTACCTTGTAATCCAACTCCACCAGTAACTTTTAATGCTCCAGTGTATGGAGTTGTACTTGTTGTAGTTGATTGAATATTTGCGGCATTACGTATCGATGTTGTACCGCTGTTAGCAGCACCTAAATTTAATCCGGTTGCTGAGCCGCCAATATTTAATGTAGTAGCAACAGTGTTAGCAAATTCTACCGCGGTTTGACCAGTAAAGATTGTTGAGGCATTTGGCAAGTAGACGTTTGCATTACGAATATTTGCTGTGCCTGTAGCGGCACCAATTGTTACTGTTGTTGCGGCACCTGCTAGGTTAAATGTCGTTACGTTAGCATTAAACGCATTGATTGTTGTTTGATCACTGTTTAGTGCGTCTGCTGTTCTTAGGTATAAGTTACCCAATACTAAAGTTTCGTAAATTGCATTTGTTGTGCTAAATTGGCCTGCGCTTGGCTCGCCAATATTACCAACTAGATACCATTGGTAGTCTGAATCATTTCTAACCAGACCTGTATGAACATAGGCATTAGCCGGACCACCAGTATAACCACTGTAAAAACCAATGTCATAGTTGTATGGATACGAATTACCTGATTCTAGATATAATAATGGATCTTGTACTGAAATTGTGTTTGTAACCGTACCAATGATGTTAGCAAGGTAAAGATTACCAGCAAGTCTTAGATCACCTGCAATAGCAACACCACCGTTAACAACCAATGCACCCGATGTAGGAGTCGTTGTTGCCGCTGTTGATTGTATAGTAACAGCACCTAATAAATTAGTAGTACCACTTGATCCGCCCACATTCATCACTGTAGTTGCGCCACCAATACTTAGTGTGGTTACATTTGTGTTAGCAATCGTTAATGTTGGTTGACCGCTGTAGATTGTTGTAGCATTAGGAATGAATATGTTGGCACTTCTAATGTTAGCTGTGGATCCTGCTCCGCTAGCACCTAGTGTAAGGGTTGTTGCGGCACCAAAGGCGTCAACTGTAGTTGCATTAGTATTGAACACTGCCACTGTTGATTGTGTGCCACCAATGTTAGCAGCATACGGCAACCATAAGTTACCACTATTAATAATTGTTGCGCCTGATGTAGCACCAATGTTAACTAAAGTCGCTGATCCGCCAGCGTTCATTGTTAACGCACCACCAAAAGCATCGATCGTCGATGGTAATGAGAACAATGTTACTGTGGATTGTGCGCTGCCTACCGTAGTAGCATTTGGAAACCAAATGTTAGCATTACGGATATTAGCTGTACCTGTTGTAGCACCCAATGTCATCTGTGTGGCTGCGCCAAAGGCATTAACCGCTGTAGAATCTGTGTTGAATACCGCTACTGTTGCCTGTGTTGTTGCGATGTTAGCCGCATTAGGCAAGTAGATATTACCACTAGCAATATTTGTATAACCAGTGCTAGCACCTAAATTTAATATAGTTGCGGCACCGCCCACGTTCAATGTTGTAGCTGTTGTGTTAAGTAGATTAAATGTACTAGCTGATGTTGTTATATCGCCGCCATTAACAGCAATGTCACCAGAAAGCGTTACATTACGTGCAGATTGATCATATTGTACTGTTAGGTTACCTAGTCTGATATTAGCATAACTAGATTGAACAATATTACCATACGTGGCGCCTGTTTCGCTAGTTGCTAGCAAACGGAATTCTTGATTAAATTCATTCCAAATAAATGCTTGGTTAGTAGAACTACCACGATTAAAAATTAATCCTAAATCATAGGTATTAGTTCCCGAGAACGCATTGTTCAATACAATTAAAGGATCGTTAACAAATGTGTTAGTAGAAGCTACAGTAGTAACTGTACTGTTACCTAAAACAGTTAAGTTACCTGTAATAAGGAAGTCACTGGTTACAGTAATGTTACTGTTAAATAGTGAACCTACGATAGATCCTGGAACGATTTTAGCATTAGCATAGATCGTTGAGTCAGTGATCTGATTATTCTTAATTCTGGTTAAATTTGGCATGGTATGGCCTTAGCTCCGCAATAATAATTTTTACACTATTTTTACAGCCTGCGGTTCCATATCCCCTAGGGCTTACTGTGTGTTGTTAGTAATATTTATGCGAGATTTGAAAAAATCTAGCTAGATTATGCTGTAACAGCAAAGATATTTTGTGTGGTAGTGTTAATATTAGCCACTGTTTGCGCAGTAGAATTAATAATGCCGCCTGTGGTGGTAGCACCGTAGGTACTTGGGTTAACACTCCATACTGCAGCCGCATTTTCACCTGCGCTGGGCACTGTAACCCCAGTAGCGTTAAATGCATAGGCCAAGCTAGAAACTGTAGCAACCACACCACCGCCTGGATTTACGATATAAGGACTAACTGCTGTGGTATCGTTATAGATAATACCTGAGATGTTAATCTGTTGATTAACAACAATACGCCAGCTATTAGTTA